GCAAAGATAAGATATACAGTTAAAAACTAAAATGATGAAAGGATTAAATGAAATCATCACTGTCATGTGGATGTTATTTGCAGATTATATGGCAGTACTGCTTTTGATAGGAGCAGACTTATGGAGTGGAGTGCGTAAAGCCAAAAGGAGAGGAGAAATACGTTCTAGCTTCATGTACAAAAAGACAGTGGATAAGATAGCAAGGTATTATAACGCCTTACTTGCACTTAGTATTGTTGATGCCATGCAAATAGGTGGGGTATGGTACCTTGATAATTTTTATGATTATCATTTTCCAATATTTCCGATTATAACCTTGCTTGCTTCTATTGGTATAGGGCTTATAGAGATTAAATCTATATTCGAAAAAGCGGAGGATAAAGTGAAGTTTGAATATCAGCAAATCGGAGTGTTGGCCACTGAGCTGGCAAAGTCCAAGGCTGATCCGGCGGAGATAGCTAAAGCGGTGGTTGATTATATCAATAAAGATAACGGGAAGGAGGGGAAAGATGCAGAAAGTAAGTAGAGGTTTGCGTAATAATAATCCGGGTAATATTCGGATAAGTTCCACAAAATGGCAGGGTGAAATTACCCCAAGTAAAGACAAGAGCTTTAAACAATTTTCTTCTATGGCTTACGGTTACCGGGCAGTTATTAAGTTGCTACAAAACTACCGGAAACTATACCATCTGAAGACAATTGCCGAGCTGATCAATAGATGGGCTCCAAGCAACGAAAACAATACTGCCGGATACATTACCCGCGTATGTAAGGAAATGCAAGTACCATCTACCCATGTTCCGGACGTGGAAGATGAAGCTACCATGTGTGCAATGGCCGCTGCAATCTCGTTAGTGGAAAATGGTGTATCGGCTAATATGAATGATGTGTGTAAAGGATGGGAACTACTATGAAACGGGTGATTTACTTTGGCACCAAAGGAAGTGCGGGGCATTTTGCATTCCCTATTATAGGCTCTTTTTCAAGGCAGGAAATAGAAGAGGTTGAAAGTATTGATTGCGATAGCTTTTATAAAGTATTTGCGAAATACGAGTTTAAATTATCCAAATTTAAAGGATATACCATATTCGGGTTTCCTGCAAGCCCTGACGATTCAAGGGGTGGTAGTAAAACCGTAGTAATGATTGAAGGAGATGCTTCTATACAAGACTTTTTAGGTCTAATTGACGGAAACTCCTTTTTAAAGGGTCAATTCGACAGATTAACGATTAAATACAACGTAAATTGGAATATATTATGAAACACTTACTCTATATTCTATTACTTGCTTCGGTGTGTATGTCATGCCGAAGTATCAAATATATACCTGTGGAAACAGTCAAGCATGACAGCGTCTATATTAACCGGATAAAGTACGATAGCATCTACCATCTTGATAGTATATTTATGTCAGTCAAGGGTGATACTGTTTACACGTATAAATACAAGTATCAGTACCGGGATAAACTAATCCGTGATACGGTAAATATTAGTAAGCGTGATTCTATTCCTTACCCTGTGGAAGTAGTCAAGACTGTTACTGTGGAACGAAAGCTTTCTTGGTGGCAAACAACGTTAATCTGGACAGGTGGTATCGCTTGGATAGTAGGACTTATTGTCTTGGTTGTTTTGGTAAATAGACGAACTATTTGAATAAACAGGATGAAATGAGCAACTATGCTCTTAAATATTTTTTTATTTTTATTTTTATTTTTATAATTTATTTCATACATTTACTTTCATGTTTTTAAAATCTAAAACAAATGGAAATAAAATTATTGACAGAACGTGAGTCTGAATTCGACAGATTTAAACGGTTGGGTAGTTTACTCGGTTATATTGTTGATGAGTTTAAGGCTAAGGGATTTAAGTTTATAATTGAAAGTTTAGAAGATCATAAAGGTGACTTATATGTTGTATGGAGTGAACAACCTAATGACGAGATGAAAAGAATTGTTTCAAAGGGTTGGGATAACGAGGGTGAACTTGAAATGAATGTACATCATGAATTGAAAGGGTGATTGTTAACTCTTTTGGTATAGACTGGAAAACATTTTGTTTGTTCTTAAATATATTATTATCAGAATAGTATCATAGGAATAATTAAGTTTGTTGAATAAACAGGCTTAATTATTCCTATTTATTTTTACAAATAATTTATTGTGTTTACTTCTTAATTAATATATAGATTATGGAAAACTATAGAGCAGAGGATTATGTGTTTTTGAAAGGAACAGTGGCAAGAATTAAATCAATTGGAGAGATGAGAGTTTACATTGATGGTGAGATGTATAATTTAGAAGACATTATACCAATTCCTTTAGAAGAAGCTGGAGATAATTTAGTTCTTCTTGATACAATACCAATGGGTTCATTGATTTCTGATGGAAAAAACACTATTCCCAAGCCTGAAATAAAAGTTAATTTTAAATTTATTACTGATTTCAAAATAGATTTAAATAAAAATAAAGAATGTTCTGATCGTTCTGGCCGATATTGGATGCTTAGAGATATCCCTAGCAATACTTTAAATGAATATTGTATTAAGTATGTTCATGAATTACAGCATTATTTGAGAGATACAGGAAGCTCTTTATATATAGGTATAATCAAAAATTCATTTTAAGTATTCGGCTATGGAATACATGCCTTATTGGGATATAATATTGAAACGTTCCGATGCCTTATTCGGGTTAGAGAAGTTATTAGCATGCCATGTTTTTAGAGGCAGAGTAATGTGGAGTGGAAATTAGAGATTGTCTATAGAGCGGGCGTATAAAAGACATTGGGCTAATGGGATATAACAATTACGGTTATTACTCTTTAAACAATGTATGCTTGAAGATTTCAAGAGCAATTATTGCCTTTATGATAGTGCTCATATACCTCAATATAATATTATTGAATGGTCAATAATATTGCATGTGTTTTGTCTCCAAGTGTATGGATATCTGTAAATGTGGAGCCCTAATATATAGTATTAAAAGAAGTGTTTTATACAATTTAATATGAGAACATTTAATGAATTCGAGAAAAGTGTTTTAAGTTTAATGCTAAAACAAAATAATATTAAATCTACTCACAAATTAATTAGCGAGATTTTAGGTGTAGAATTCTGGGGGTGGGCTAAAGATTATAAAAGAATTTTTTATCCAGTAAAGACAAGTGAAGAAGAGGAAGTCAATGTTTTGAGAGGTCAGTTTTTGGATATATTGGCTTTGTTTGATTATTTAGAAGTTAATTTTATAGTATCCTTTTATGGATTAGATGATAGTGAGCTATTAGTAATAAAAGATTGTATTATAAATGATAGTCCAGCGTTTGTAGTTTCTTCTGATGGACGTGAAATAAAAGAAGAAGATTTTGGAGATTATTTTTGCGATGATCCAGCTTCAATAGGTAGAAAAATAGAGTATTATACAAATTCAATGTTTCATGTTACTCAAACATTGAAAGAGTTGGTTAATAACGATTTTAAAACGATAGAACAGCGTAACTTTGAAAAACAATTAGAAGATGCTGATAAAAAGCATAGTGAACAGATGGCAAAAGCCGAAAAGTCTTTATGCTATTCCCAAAGGTCATTTGTGATTGCATTAATCGCTTTAATTGCATCTGTAGGTTTTAATATTTATTCATGCTGCTCTGATATAAAAAGAAGCGATTTAAATAATACACTTAAAGAGCAAAAGCTTCCTAATGTAATTTCTGTGAAGATAATAAATGACACCCTCAAAACGATTGTAGTAGACCATTGATCTCTACAATATGATAAAGAAAGTGAGATTTTCTTCCTATTTCACCAATTTTAGCACAAAATTATATCCCCATCTATACAACATTCGGTGTTAAATTATACACAAGCCCCGACAGTGTAAGAGATGCTACGCACGAGGACAGTGTAAGGTTAGGAATAATCAAGGAATAGGTTTATAGGCTAGGTACGGTTATCCGTCTAGGTATATGTAGGTGTAGGGATTAGTTTAAATTTATATCAATAATAGCAATAGCTTGAATTAAAGGAAATTGTATATTTGGACATCTTATTACTTACATAAGTGGATATTGATATGAAAAAGCGATTAAATTCAATTATTACAACTAAAAAAAATAAGATATCAGTTAAACAGTTGAGCTTTAGACAGGGCGTAATAAAATATGAAAAATATTCTTTTTATTCATCCATAGCCCACCCCTTAACTGAAAAGGAGCAAATCTACTTAAATGAAACATTCAATGTTCCTTTTGATATATTGGTTCGAGAAGACTTTAATGTATTTGTTTTTGATAACAGAATTCTGCTAGATAAGCTACTTGCATTTCTAGATATGACAGTAACGGCGGATAAATCGACTCAGATAATTAATGAGAATCTGACTCATAAGACAAACTCCAATGTTCGTCAATGTGCAAATTACGAAACCAGATGTAGGCTAGACGAGCTCCATTTTTTATATGATACAGTTGAATACAACGGATACTTATGTCCTTTTGCAGGGATTACTCCATCGCTAAATATTTTTAGTTATGGAATTGAAGATAGCCTAAATAGTATAAGTCTTACATTAGATAAGATGCATAGGCTATTTGATTTTAAAAAGAATGCTCAGCAAATGAAGATATTTAAATTAATGGAAAATATAAATAACTCGGTTGAACAACTTAAATCCATTGACAGAGAAATATCATCATTCCAAAAAAGTCAAATTGTAGATGCCTTAATAAAACTACATCATACTCAAATTGTAAGTACACTATTGGATAGTTGTAACGAATCAGTACGATCTTCAATGCATACTTTTTTTAACTATATTGATCATATATCATTGGAATCGATAATAAGCGAATATTCCTCACTAACTCATACTAGATTTGATAAGGAGCTTACAATTTACTTTCAATGGTTTATATCTAAGTATATAGAATATTTAGAATCCATTAACTTGAAAGAAAATCTTGAGATGAAGCTTGCTAATGACTTAACTTTATTCGGCTATGAAAAGACTGATAAAAAACATCGAAAAAGGATTAAGAGACCAATGGCCAATTCTGATGAGCTAATTATTGAGAAAAACGAAATACCCAGTATTAGTACCTTGATAGAAATAAAAGTGCAATTTTGTCATGCTAGTAATTTGTGTTTTTTCAATGGGTACTATTTAGTAGGGGTTTTGAATAAAATGGGAGAAATAATAAAGTCTATAAAGCCGATGAAGGTTAATGATCCGAATGCTGCAGAATGTTATAATCTATTACAAAAATACTTAGGTCGTTCTTCTCTTAGTTATATAAAAATAAGTTATAATAAGTCGAAAGTTCTTTCAATCAGCAATCAAATTCAGTTAAATATCTATGTTACGACTCTAAAAAAATATTCGATCTTACCAGGCGATTGGTGGGATGAAATGCAGGAGTTTAGAAGAAACGAATTATTGAAAAATATTAATGATAATAATGGTAAATCCATAGAGAATAGCTTGTTATGCAAAAGTATTTATATTGATGCCTTAATTCGTCATCAGTCAGAAAAATATAGAATTTATCGAGGCTGTGAATTAATAGGCTATGATCAAGAAGATTGTTTTGTATTTACAGTGCAATTAAGTAATTCTCTTATTGCTATCGTTTACGAAAATATAAATTTTGCAAGAGCTACAGAAATATTTATAATAAAGCAAGACTCATATAACAGATGTATAAATGCTTTATTAGCCTATTTTTATTCAGATTTAAAGATGAAAAGACAAAACCTGCGTGAGAAAACAATATCTCCTGACAAATTCTTTTGTATTAGCTATCATACTATTAATCATGATAGTTTAGAAGTTTGGAATAAACAAATATCGACTAAATTTGAGTGTTCTATTGATTATACTTCAGACCTTTTTACCTTTGCTCCAGGCTTAAAACTATCCAATAAAAAAGGTGTTACTAATATAAAAACAAGCTATTATCCAGAAGATTTGCATGATAAATTATTGAGTAAACTCTATAATTTGTTAGTCTTGAAATATCAAAAACAAAATATTGGTACCGAGATACACACGCTAACTAATAAACGTATAGACTTAGTAGTTAGAATCAATGATGAATACCATTTTTATGAAGTAAAGACCCATAATGATCCCCGACTATGCGTAAGGGAAGCACTAGGTCAGATTATTGATTATGCCTTTTTTAATATGACTAAGGAGAGAGTTTCAAAGATGTATATTGTAGGTCCTACTGAAGCATCTGCTGATGTGGATAATTATTTAAAGTTGATAAGGCAAAACTTCAAACTACCTATATATTATTTGAGTATTCAAATATAGATCGTTGTTTTAACTAATATTTTGTTATCATTTGTGATACAGATTATTTTTTGCCATCTCCTTAATTTTCCCCCTATTTGACTATAAAATCTTTAAGTATATGATACAGACATTAGCATCAGAACCTCTTCAGCTTCCCAATGCCGGTATTGTCCTTCTGCATCCTTTCCTTACATCGTTATTCTTAAGGGTTGGACTTTTAGAAAACGGACAATTCTTTGATGATAATGCCAGAATAAAAGCAGTTTACCTAATGAGCTATTCGGTTCACGGAATAGTAAGTCTTCCTGATAGTAATTTAGTATTATTCAAAGCTCTTGCAGGTTTAGATATAAATGCGTTACTGTCTCCTGTCCCTGAAATAGCTGATAACGCAAAAGAGACTGTTGATATAATGTTAAGCTCAGTGATAAAGCATTGGACAGCAACAGAAAAGACCTCTGTAGAAGGACTTAGAGAATCATTTCTACAACGTGAGGGTAAATTGGAAGAAAAAGAGGACTATTACGTCCTTAATGTAGATAATAAAGCTTATGATATACTTTTACAATCTATTCCTTGGAGTTTCAGTATAATCAAATTTCCATGGATGGCTAAAACAATAAGAGTAAACTGGATATAAATAGTTATTTTAAGTACTCTCTTATGACCGTTATCGCCTCCATAGCCGAACGAACAATAACATACTTGCTCCGACACATTTCAGCTTGTTTTTGGAATTCTTTCTGCTCATCAGACTGTCGTCCGGCAGCTGTCTTAAACTCAAGACAGAGCGAAGCATAGCCTTTCTTAGGAATAAGTAGAATGACATCAGCCACTCCGGGAGTTACGCCTTGTTTCTTCATATTAGCGGCTTCTACCTTGTTTCGGCTGCCGCCATTGGGAACTGCGAAAAGAAGCTTCCGGGGAAGAGTAGGGAAGACCTTGAAAACTTTGTCAAAGAACTCTGTTTGTATATCGGCCTCTTCGTGCTTGACTACTCTCTTTTTCTTCGATGGATTGCGTTTTTCAGCATAGCAGTTATAACACACATATCCGGTATTTGTTTTGATTACAGAGACTGTTTTACGACCACAGCTAATACATTTTTCAGGAGAGTTAGATTTCATGAGAATGGTTTCTCATAAAATATATAATAATACCGAATAACCCTCTAATAGACTACTCGGTATTTAAAAAGTCACTATCATGTGGTGATAGTGAAAAAAATGAAGTATATCTTTTATTTATTATTGTCTGGCAGTTCTTTTAACATTTCTATTTCTCGTGACAAAACATCATTAAATTGACTTAATTTTTCGCCAGAAAGTATTTTATTGCTTTTACTATCAAGTAGTACTTTTCGTTTCGTACTCATTAAATAATTCATAAAATCACTGTTAGATATATTGCCTTGCAAAAATGCGACTTTCGTTGATGAATATTTATTTTCTAATGCATTTATATAGTCATTATAAGAATCTCTTCCAATAAAAGATCCTACTGTTGAGTGAGAATAAGCCGAATTTCTAATATTCTTTACGTCCATAATCATGTCTTTCATCTCCGCTAATTGAGACAATATTATATTGGTTTTCAATTCTTCTTCATTCTTCACTTGCGGAATAGAGGCTGGTCTTTTAATCGCTAATAAATTGACAATAGAATTTACATTGCCCGACTCATCTTTTGCTTTGTATGTTTCAGTTAAAGCTGTTGATATTTTTTTTTGAGTTTCAATGACATCTCGATATCCTAATTCTTTAGAGTACTCAATATATCTTAAAGGGTTAATATCAAAAATTCTGGGAGTACCTTTTTCTTGTATTAAAACGACTGGCATATTAAATGCTTGCCTTATACCCAGTTCAAATAAGACATTTGGATTTCTCGAACTCAGATCGCAGATCGCTATCGGTGTATCTAAGAGTTTATTCAATATATCTAATTGAATTAAATTAGTTTTTTGAACTTCATCTCCTCGAATAGATTTGAATTCAGCACTTTCGACTGCCGGTTTTATTAAGTCTTCATAAACTCTCGAAAAATGTCCATTAATATAGCCCTCACAATCACTAATTGGCATTATAACAAAGCAATCTTTTTTTTCTTGACTCATAGTATATAGATGTTAATTGTAAATATGCATATTCATTAATAATTATGGTTACAAATATAATTAAAAGAATAATTAGCCGTAGTTATATCAGCCATTTTTCAGTTTGCTTATTTTTTTCATCATCAAAATACTGACAAACAACATCATCACTATTTGTTCCATCACTGCCAAGTCCACACCCACAGAAAGCATCACAATCACCGCATTGATGCCTAAACTGTTCAATAAGCTCATCAATATTACAAAGCACTTTTTCATATATTTTATACATCAGTTCAGGTTCCTGCTTTTCGGGAGAGTAGACTAAGACACGTTTACCTGCTCCAGCCATCCAACCGGCTTCAGTATTGGCACTGCGCCCGCACGGTAGAACCATAACACATATATCGGCCCATTGCATAGCATTGAAATCAGACTCAAATCCCGCAATAGCAATAGGATGATTTAAAGCTTCCCTGTATTCTTCGGTAGTCCAATTATGCCAATTAGAGTCAACTTCCGACCACTGAAAGCCCGTTCTTCCCGGGGGATTCTTGAAGTCATACACTTCGTGCCCTAAAGTCCTAAGTACTTTAACTACTTCTTGCTGGTATTGATTGCGCCAGCTGCTCGCTACATAAATTTTTGCCATAATATTCTATTATTTTTGTTTTAATCTTCGTTTCATTTTTTCTTCAGTGTCATACCTTAAATGACAACGCTGACAAAGAGCGCGTAGCCTATCTATGCTTACACCCCAATTAGTTTCGTCATGATCAAGGTGTGCTACTGTGAGTACTACCTTAACTCCATTTGGTCTAATTGAGTGGTTTTCTACTCCGCAGAACTCGCAACAGTTATTTGCCCGGGCTAATACTGCCGGCCTAATTTCTGTCTTCCAATTTGGCGGATATTTTTTATAGTCTATTGGCATGGTATTTCTTTAATAAAGGATTTTCCATCTCTTAATATTATCCCTTTCTACGATAATTTCCGTTTTAGGACTCCATCCATGTTCTTCTCTTGGCCAATTTGTTAATTCATAATGTTTTGCATATTCTGGTCTATACACATGAAATACACCATTAAGGAGAATCCCTTTAGTACGTCCTTTATAAGCACTAACATCAATATCGAGAAGAAGATATTTATTTTTAGGAGGGTCTTCTAATATATCATGCCAAAGAAATTCACTATACAGTTCGTTCATTCTTGTTTTGACGTATTGGTCTATGACGTAACCTTTTCCTGCTATAAGTCCGTCATCATCTCGTAGCGTTTCGGAAAAAATTGAAGCTTCATTTTTAGCAATGGCATATACTTTATTTTTATCCCATCCAAAGGCACTTTTAAAGACATGACTACATACTCCGTATTCCTTCATATCATAAATGACAACCACTAGAACAAATTTATCGCTGTCAGACAATCCATCAAGATCGACTTCTTCTGATAAATTGCAAAAATCTATCTCCTTGTAGTAATAATTGTCTTTTATGTTAGACCTATCATAGACACGTCTTCTCAGGTTAAATAGCCTATTTGCACATTCTTCCTGCTCTTTAGTTAATTGGCTCATACTCGTCATATATTATTTAATCTTCCAATAATTCTACGTCATATTCTCTTTCCGTATAAGGATGGGTAAGCTTTGCAAGATAAATTGCTCTTCGGGCGGAAATTATACTATTAAAAATTCTTGCTTTACTTATGTCATGTGTCCTAGGTGGGTCACCGTTCCATCCTCTTGCCAGATAGCAAGTACTACTAGCTTTTATGATTACTACTATTCGTTTCATACTACTTTATTTTAATAATTCTCTCATACATTTTCTATATTCCTTAAGGTTTTTAGGGTTCATTCCTTTTGATTCAAAAGCTCGGATAATTATAAATGGATTATAATTACGGTATTCCTTTGGAAGCTTACCATACACTCCATATTCTAACAGACTCTTTCTGATAGACATTGGGATCTTTAGGGTTTTCAAAGCTTTTTGCTGCTGTGGAATAGAGTAGGGCTGATAGTTACTATCCCAATTTCCAAATACACCTGTAGTATTAATAATCTTCTCTGCTAATCTTGTTTTCATAACTTTACTATATGATTTTCTTCATATTTACTTCTTTATATAGTCCGGGCAAGCTTCCTCCCCAGGTTCCCCAATGTTGCATGAGAAATCAAACCAGCTGCAGGTGTCACACTTCGGAAGAAGCTCTTTTCTGGCTTTTTCTCGATCGTCTTTCATACGATCCTTAATCTCTTCCGGTAGCGCGTCTTGCGCTTCCCGGTCAAATGTGATACACTTCATATTATCCAACTTCTAATAAATCAAACATACTAGGTACTTCTACATTCTCCTCAGCCGATTTGCAGTAAACTGCACCATCGTTAAAGTATTGAGGACTCAACTCTACAGCCCAACCGATTCTACCTAAAACAACGGCCCGGTAAGGAACCGTCATCAATCCTCCGAAAGGATCCAGTACGATATCTCCCGGATTACTCATTTGCGATATAACTCGATCGGCTATGTCAAACTGAAGCGGGCAAAGGTGCATCTCTTTTCCTTTGCTCCATTGTGAGCCGTTTAGAGTGCGCATACGCGTTATGTCCGTCCATACTTCATCACTCCAGCTCTGAGGTTGTAGCAACATGAACCCAGAAGGAAGCTTTCCTTTCAGTTCTAGCGTTTCAGCGATCTTAACGATATATTCAAAGTCCCATACTTCCTCTAAAGAGTACTTTTTGAAAGTCTGAAAAATTTGTTTCGGTTCTAGAGCGGCCAGTTCTTCAGGTGTGATACCACGATTCCCGGAACTACGAGTGTATCCGGCTGCATCTAGCTGCCAACGGGCACGAGAATAACCTGTTCCCGGAACTGCGGATCTTGATTCTTTTTGACCGCTTTTAAGTCCATGTCCCCATGGAACAATTGAACCATCCTCATCATACACATTAGGTTTATTTTTCTCAACCGGAATATCTGCATAAGCGTTCGTGCGATCGGTAGCCGGCTTACGGAAATAAAGAAGATATTCGGGCATTCCTACACCCATCTTAGTACCGTCTTTGCATTGTTCAGTCCATCCTAAACGATAGGTCTGATTATTTTCTCGTACTACATCGGTTACGATTGTTTTCATACCCATATAGGCAAAGCCGTGTTTACGATAGTGATTGATGCAATCAAGGTGAAACGGGTACACTGTTTGGCAGCCCATCCCGGAAAGTCCCATAGGAACAACCCTGTCCTTTACATGAATAACAGCCATTCTTCCCGGCTGAAGTGCCCGGTATAAATTTGGAGTAAGGTAATCCATTTGCTGGAAAAATTCCTCATTGCTCTCCGAATGCCCGAAGTCCGCGTAGTTGGGTGAGTACTCGTATTGCGTAGAGAATGGTACCGAGGTGAGAATAAGCCCTACCGAATTATTTGGGTATAATTTCTTATCGGCCAATTCTGGTACATTATCATTGTTAGCTATTCTAAAACTCTTTCCGGATATCTCTATCCGTTCAACGCCCATTTTACGAGCGAGGTGAGAAGCCATTTCCGCATGGGAAAGGCCGTACTGTCTTATTATATCTGTCATTTTTGATATTAATTTTTTATGATTTTCCCATTTAGTTTCCAAAGCCTTTCTAACTCCTCTTTCGGCTTCGGTGTATATCAGGTCTATCCGAACTGTATTTGTTTGCAGAAAGCGTTGCAGACGGTGTACGGACTGTATGAAGTCGTTGAACTTGTAACCTATACCTAAGTAGATGGCCCAGCTGCAATACCTCTGAAAGTTGCAACCGGAACCAGCAATAACCGGTTTCGCTGACAGTTCAGGAACTTTTCCATAAGAGAAGTCGAGAATATTCTTTTCTCGTTTTTCATAATCTTGTGAGCCGTATATTGAAGTTATACCTGGTATTACTTTGTCTATGGCGTGACGCTCAGCTTCAAGATCGTGCCAGATTATACGGTGTGCATCTGGATTTTCAGCGCGTAGTTCCATCATTTTAGCTATACGATCATCTAGGCTGTCACGTTTTTCTTTTGCGGATTGTTCAAGTCCCAGAGCTTCCGATCTAAACATAGAGTACTGACCGTTTCTTTCAATCACAGGTTTATGATCGGTTGGAATCTCGTGCCAGCGAATGTCGAGTTCTGGGAGTATATACCCTTCGTCATCGGATGTATTGCCGGTTATGTCGGAAGGCTTGTTTACAAAGAGTGCCCAAGAAGAAACCCATAACCAAAACTCTTCTTCTTTGTGAGGATGGAGCGTCAGATTATCGGCATGGGTACTGTCTCTTTTGAAAAACCTAGTTTTCGCTTGTGAAACATCCATCACGCCTAAGAAATCGGCATAAGCCAACAATTCTATGTATTCGTTGGGTGAAGGGGTTGCGGTGGCTACAAAACGGTACTTTATATTTTCAGCCCCGCGTCTTACCTGCATTGGGCCTGCATCACCGGTAAACAGCCTCATGAATTCACGGAAAGTCTTTGAGCCACCAAGTCCACGCAATACGGATGCTTCGTCAAGGCTTGCTACTTCGAATATTCGGGGATCAAGACGACCGTCACGGATACTTTCATAGTTTGTTAAGTATATACCGTCGCCGGACATTTCTGAAGCTCTACGGATGAATTTAGGCTTTATTTCCCAGCCGAGAATATTCTTAGCATCCTCTACAAATTCCTGTCTCACCGATAGAGGACAAACAATCAGACCGCTACCGTATCCGATCTTTTTGAGGGTACAACGTACCGCTTCCAACTGCGTAACCGTCTTATGCAGCCCGAAAGAAGCGAAACAAGCTCTTTTACCACCTTCAACCAACCACTTCACCATAAGTTTGTTGTGTGGTTTCAATCGAGGATTAATTTCAGACATTTCAAGCTTAAACCCATAATCTTCGGATAGCTTTATCTTTGATTTTAGAAAATCACTATAGGGTTTCATATACAATTTATTATTCGATTAATACATTTCACGATTTCTACTGCCAGATAAAGCACTAAACCTACTGACAGTACAAGAAATATTCTTTTAATTTTTGTCATATATTTTAGTTAAATAGCTAAATTGTTTTGTTAAATCGTTAACAACTATGTATGCGATGCTAAAGCATGTTATAAATTCACTGGATATACTTCCAAAATTTGGAATGACTACAAGAAAGCGTATCTTTGCAATGTGTTTTTCATAGTATTAGATTTAAGGTTAACAAAGGTTGGAGTACAGCGGTACTCCTTTTTTTATGCCCTTAATCTTCGCCATATTTCCCGTTGAAGATGTTTGCAACCATATCAACTACACTTTCTTCAATATCATCGCTGGTACCCGTCACTGCATTGGCTATATTCTTTTTCATCTGGATTATCTGATATACCTTTTCATCGATAGTCTTCCGACCGAGAAAATATCCACAGTTTACAGAGTCTTTTTGACCTATCCTGTGCGCCCTATCTTCACATTGCTCACAATCCGCATACGTCCAGGGAAACTCTACAAATCCGACATTACTTGATGCCGTCAATGTAAGACCAACCCCGGCGGCTTTGATGGAGCAAATGATGATATCCGTGTCCGGATCATTCTGAAACTTGTCAACCGCCCGTTGCTTCTCATCCTGCGAATCACGGCCTGTAACGGTCACCGCGGTAGGGAAAGAGCTTTTTAACTGATCAACAACCTCATGAAGCGAGCAAAAGAGAATGATTTTCTGTCCACTTTCCCGGAAGTCCTCCACAAATTCGATAACGGCTTTCACTTTTCCGCGAGCCGACACCTGTCTGAGAATATTGATTCGTACCATCACTTCACCGCGCAGCGCCTTTGCAATCTTTTCATCATCCGCATTCTTGTATTGTTGCAGGTACATGATCAGGTCACGCTCTGCATCTTCATACTCCTTACGGTTGGTTATCTCACAAGTGTAAACTTGTCGTACTTTATCGGGAAGATCCTTTAATACCTTTTGCTTTTCCCTTCGGAACATGCAATTTTTCCATAAAAAGAAGTTCAACTCCTTCAGGTTTGAAGCTTCCCGCTGCCCAGCACAATAGCGCTCCACGAAATGTTTGTATCCTCCGAAATCTTCCATCCGGCTAAGAATAGAAAGCTGTGGCACCAGATCTTTAGGTTTGTTGACTACCGGTGTTCCGGTAAGCTCGATCACCCATTCTTTGTCTTTGGTTATTCCCTTGCAGAACTTGGCCTGCTGCGTGGAAGAAGATTTGCATTTATGGCTTTCATCGATGATTACAGATTGAAACATCTCTATTGATTTACGGAATTCAACATCCCGGAGCGTCCATTTTTCAGCTTTCTTTATTCGCTGTACGAAGTATTTCTTTAATGATTCATAATTCACTATGAAGACCTGATACATGCCTGTCTGCCAAAAGAAAGGCCATGTATCGCGCACCTTATCGGATAATACCATTGCTTTTTTATCGGTGAACTTCTGCCATTCACGCTCCCAATTGATTTTAAGGGCTGCCGGACAGATAACCAGGCAAGGAAAAGCATTGGCAAGATTGATTGTGGCTATAGACTGCAAAGTCTTCCCTAACCCCGGTTGGTCCGCATTTATAAAGCGTTTCAGTTCCAGTCCACGGGCAATACCTTGCAATTGGTAAGGGTAGGGCTCTATTTTTAATTTGTGTGGAATTTGAAGAGTAGGGAGTTCGGGAACGTCATAAGCAATATCATCATCAAGGTTTGTCTCTGATTGCATACCTCCCCAGTTAATTTTTTCGAACTGTTGTATCTGGTAGACCATTCTTTCAAGTGCCACACGCTGTGATGCCGGCACGGTCCACATTTTCTTTTCCGGATGATACCGTTTTCCTTCGATTAGCTTTATTCTGTCTACAATGGCAGGCCTGTACCGGAAAGAGATCTCATAGACCGGTCCTCTAAGATTTATATCCATTTTGAAATGATGTTGTAAGGAGCCCGAAGGCTCCTGTTAGTTATGCGTACATGTCAATAACCGGGACTTCCTCTTCTTTTTTCCTGCGTCCACGTTTCTTAGGTTTCTCTTCCGCTTCTTTGGGTTCGTCTGCTTCAAAGTCAAGCATTTCCTGTTTGATTCCCCATTTATCGGAGAATAAGTATTCCGATACTTCCCAGTCACAGGCTTGTATATCGAGCGATAGATCTTCTAAGTAAGGATAGTTACTGTCGGAGAGCGGTGTCCATATCGAAAGGTCAACGGTTGCACCGGATTGAAGCAACTTAGTCCCAAATATGGTTACCCCGTCAATACCATCCTGACTGGAGTGTGCATATCCGGAAATCGCATAATTAGGGAATGTCTCGACAAAACCGGGACTCTTGATGCTTTCCTCATTAATACGTTCCGCTTCTTTCTGTTCGCAGAGTGAAACAAGATGTACTTTCAACTTGTCGAACACCTGGCGTAAGTCAAAGTGGATAATCTGATCACATGACTTGCTCACCCCGTTGGTGTAGTTTGATTCCGTGAAACTCTCGTTATAGTTCACGTTTAGGCGATCTTTCTTAATAATCGCCTTTTTGATGTCATTTCTTACTTTTTCCATTTATTAAAATGATTAAGTCCTATCAAAATTGATATTGTGGAGAAGCCCGGACTTGAACCGGGACGAGTTATCAGCTCGCTACATCTAAGGGTTGATATTCCTATCATCGAGTAGCACGTCTACCAATTCCGCCACTTCTCCTGTTATATTAGAAATTCTTTTCCTCCGCATTTGCCACGGAATAGATACCTAGACAAATGATGATAATACATCCTAAAGCAGCTAAGCCGCTTTTTAGTGGATTGCCTTCACCAATTCCTATCATGATAAGTGCTATCACGAAAAGGAATATGCTTGTAATGGAATCGTCTTTATTCATTTGAATTCTTTTTTGCTATGTTGTAATTGCTAAAACCGGCCATTTTCATTTCTTCTTTGGCCTTCGAAATCACAGTAACACACCATGAGAGTTGATGTGTGGCTGTTCTATTAGCGCGTTCACACCAGTCGACCAGATACTGTTCATCCCGGCAAATGGAATCAATTAAAGCGTTTACCGCCTTAGATGTTGCCTTGGCATTCTTTGCCGTCTCACGCAATGTTTCCATGACTTCTGTATTCTTTGCCTGATTAAGATGGTATTTGGCATCGGCGAGCAGCTTCCCGGTCCGTGCGATATAGGCGGCAAGATCATTACCGCGTTGTAGTGCCTCTTCGGGGTTTTCACTCATGGTGATGTTCAAAAATCCGTCTATATCGGTGAGTTCGGAGAATATCCGGTCTTTAGGTGTGATGTTGAGGTTCATATTTTACTTTAAAATATATTATACCATTAGTTGCCACCACTTGAAAGCCAGATCATTGTACTTTTCCCGACCATGTTTATACGAGGGATGTTCCCGATCGGTTATGAAGTGCTTAAATATCCGGCAGTTCTTTTTGGAAATAGCATAAATGAAATCACGGTTACTTCCGGCAATATCCATATACCAGGCGCGGGAACGATCCCAGTCGAAAAAGTCTATTGCTTCGTCAAACTGCTTCTGACTTTCGGCAAAGGTTGTTTTCAAATCCCCGCCAAATCCATAATCCGGCAGCCACCAATCCCATTTGCAACGAGTATCAAGATGATACGTAAAACTTCCGTAATGAAACTCCTGTTGCTTGTTTACCATGAAGCGTTGTGTATCAGACTTGGATAGTACGACAGCTAAAAACTGGTCTTTCTCAGCTTCTTTACGAAGTGCTTTACGCATCTCAAGTCCCAATTCAAATTCTTCCGGCGTATAGATGCAATCATCCACCATCAGCTTATCGTAACGTATCCGGTCGTTTTCGGTAATCAATGCATCTACCAGTGTTCCAAACTTGAAAGCGGCTTCCTTATCCCCGTATTGAGCACGGGGATAGAGGAAGTTCTTTAATTCGGTAAGGTCTGAGTTGCTAACCTCTTTTCTTAAGTAGTATGCATCTGGATTGTTACTAGCCATAGTTACTCAGCTTTAAGTTGATCAATAAGTTTATCAGCAAAAGTCACAGATGCTTCTACAATGTCTGTAAAAGGGATATTGCATATATGAGTCTGCATATATGCACACGTAATATCTTTTGCAATTTCATATCTACGTTGTTCCCAATCTATATTCTTTTCAAATTCCAATGCAGTCGCAGGTATCATTCTCCCGCTTTCATCTTTATATGAAGCACAGGATATACTCATCATTCCATAAGGAGTAACATCAATATGTTCACCGGTTAATTTTACTATTGCTTTCATAATTATTTAGCCTTAATATCTTCAACATATTGGATATACTGAGACTTGATATACCCATAGTGTTATTTCGCTTTTACCTCGTTCTCGTAACGTACATACTGTGATTGGATGTGTTCCTGATCTTTGCCATTGGCCAGCTTCTCACAGCATGTAACCATTTTTTTCATAACCTTTTCAAGGTCTTCTAGCGTCATGGACTGACCCTCATTGATCCACCACATTTGGAATATATCAAGGTAGCCGTTGGGGTGCAGGACTACGATTTTCTCTTTTACTTTGGCGTTTGTTGGGGGTGCAGCAATGGTAGCAGCTGCTGCACCGAAAAGGCCGCCTATGGCATCTTTCTGCGCTTCCTGGGCGTTTCTTTGCTTGGCTTCCTCTTCGTTGCGCTTGATCTCCGCCAGGCGTTTGGCAGATTCTTCGGCTTCACGCTTTTTCCTTGCTTCCTCAGCTTGTGCGGCAGCTTCGGCATTCTGTTGCTTTAACAGCTCCTGTTCTGCCAACTCTTTGCGTTTGGATGGCAGGCGATCAATAAGATCTTGGCGTGTTTGACTGATAGTGGCTTTGAATTGCGATGCATAAAACTCATATTTGCCCTGTAATACGGATTGCCGGATTTCTTTTTTAGCGTCAGCTGTTAAGTAGAATGTGGCATGTTCTGTGACAAACTTGTCAAAGTGTGCTTTTGGATAGTCAGCGGAAAATACGGTAATGCCAATTGATTCACGACTGAAATTTTCATAAGTAAGTCCTGTGAATATCCCTTGAATCTCAGATAACTTTAAAGTAAGGTACTGATTAAAGTAGGAGAGTAGGCCGTTCTCTAAATCCTGTCGATAGGTTGCTTTCTCTTTCTCAACAGCCGCCTGGCGTTCCGCTTCTTTACGACGTTTTTGCTCTTGTTCGTACTTATACGTAGCGTATTCGTTGCGTTTGACAGTAAGCATTCCGGGAATGGTGGTAGAATCTTTTGGATCAATCATCTTTTCCTGTGAGGTAAAGTGGGAACGTATCCTGTCAAAGATCTGTGTGAGAGGTTTACGCCGTTCATCCATATTATTGACTGTGACACTTACTTTCTTAAGATATTCAGAGACTTTTTCGTCGAGAGCTTCGTTCATACCTTCACCTTCGATGGTGTCGAGTAAGGCTTGTCCGGCTTCGTTGCATTTTTGAACGGAGTTGCTGTTCTTTGAGACAATTTCCGGGAAAGAGGACATTATAGAAGATACCTCTTCAATTTTGATTAAACTTGTTTCCATAATGATTTTAAATGATTTAATCGTTGATTGCCATTGGCATAATGATGTAGGTAAGTTTTTCTCCTTCGGTGGGTTCTGCATCCGTAACGATTACGGCGCGTGTAGGGTCGGAGAGTAAGAAGCATACAGAATCAGAGCTCTGCATGTTGATCAGCAGGTCAAGCAGGTATTCCCCGTTAAATCCGATACTCATGTGCTTATCCTTATATTCAACAGGCATTGTTTCATCTGCTGACATGGACAGATCTAAATCCACGGCATTAACTTGTAGCTTGCCGTCTGAGAGTGTGAACTTAATCAGATTGGAGTTCTTATTGCAGAAAACCAGTACTCGCTTAAGCAGGGAGATTAAAGCGAGGCGTTCAGCTGTTGCTTTTTTGTTATTATCCTGTGGAATAACAGCGCGGAAATTAGGGTATTTTCCCTCAATCATGCGATAAGACAATGTAAACAGAGAATGCTGGAATACTACATTGTTCCCCCGGACTACATATTCGATGTTCTCATCCTCCGGAGGAATAATATCGATCAGCACCTTGCATATTTTTCTAGGCAGGATTACCCCGCTGCGCTCGGTTCCATCCCCGAAATACTCCATCATGGTGAGCGTGCCTCCGTCGCTGGCCACAAAAGTGACGGTTGTACCAACTTGATCAAGATATACACCGTTCATCACCGGACGAAGTTCGTCATTTGCCGCGCGGAAATATGTCCGCTTTATCCCGTAAAGAATACCCAACGAAGATATAGGCATCTGCACTTCACCGGTAACCGGTATTGTTGTAGCTTCAAATCCTTTATAAACGCCGCCTAGCATGGAGAAATGCCCACCGATATAATCCAGTTGTACTTCATTGAAAGTACCTTTAGAGGTAAGGGTTAGCGTGATGGGTTGCTCAGGCAATTGGGCGATTGCTTCGAGAAGGGTTTTAGCATTGATGGTAAACAGAGTATTCTCCTCATCGACTGCCTGGTAATTGATGGTTGTTTTTATCCAACCGCTTTCGTCGGCGGCAGATACCTCAAGAATCCCGGCGTTTAACTCAAAAAGAAAATTGTCATAAGCCGCATTAATTTTGTTCGGCTGAATGATTTTGCTGACAAGCTTCAGCTTGCTTTGAAATTCTGATTTCGAAATGATTATTTTCATGCGTCATTTGTTTTATGGCGCATAACTTGAGAAGAGTGTGCTTCAGAATAAAAAGAGGTCTTAAAACGGTTATAAACAGCAAAGGCCGGATAATTAAATTATCCAGCCCTACATCGTCATGGCTGCAAATATATATGGTTTTTATTAAACAGCAAATAAAATCCTTATTTTTTTCTTCATTTTTATTTCAAAAGGTTTAAAACAGCTCTATTTGCGCGATCGCATATTCCATAATCTATATCAATATAGATGTCGGCCATCTTATAGTCATTATTGACATGACCAAGGCAAAAGTCTATATCAGCCTTTGGTACATTCGCTTTATTCCGTGCAAGGCTTGCCCAGCTATGACGTGCCCAATTGGTGGTAACATTACAATCAAGCTTTAAATTCTTGCATATATCTTTTAAACCCACATTGACCGCCCTCATGAAATTGTTTAAGTTACTATAATTCGTATGGAAATAGGATAAGAAATATCCTTCGGAGTATTTGTTCAACAAACAGCGGAGCTCCGGTTCTATTTTGATCGAAAGTAATATCTGGTCGTAGTTGCTTTCTGTCGACGTTTTGGAACGTTTATATTCTATTCGCCCATACTTCTCACAGCTTAACTTATATAAGTCATTAATGTTTATTCCCATCATGTAAAACATCATCATAAAGACATCCCTAGCCATATTAGTGCGCTCCTTATCCGTTTTATAGTCTCGTATTTGGGTTATCATATTTGCATTAATACTTTTACGCTTCCTGCGGTAAACAGGTATTGAGATACGTTTGAATGGATCACCTGGAATTCTTATTATATCATAGTCCTCGTTGTTATACATTAGCTTGGCTTTATTGTATAAAGAACGGATGCCTCTCATATAATTGCTAATTGTCCCGGGCTCCAAAGGTTCTCCACTTGGTCCCATTGTGCCTAGAACTTGCATCATGTTATTTAAAACATTGGATGTTATTGCTTTTATATCAATCTTGTTTTTCTTGAAATACCAACATAAAACAATTAGCGAGCGCTCATACCATTCTGCGGTTTTGTCTTTTTTCGTATTCATGATAACCTTTTTTGTGAATGCAACAAAGTCAATGAATTCGTTTTCGGGACTCATGTTTCTTTCAATTTCCTTTTTGAGCTCAGCACATGTCATGTACTTGGTTCTGGAATTTCCTAGTTTAAGATAGTTTCCTCTGATATTCTGAAGCAACTCGCTGACCTCATAGTTTAATAACTCACTATTGGGGGCAATAGGGGAGACTGCGCCGGATTTATCTATGTAGTTAGGTTCTACATAGTATTTAGTGGAAAAATATTGTAGCTCCTTATTATGATAGAGCCTAATTTTAATATTACTTGTACCATCTTGTTTCAGATGGACTTTTCCTGATAAAACAACTGGTTTGAAAGTTGCCATAACTGTTTATTTCACTTTAATGGGTTAAACAATCATGCAATCTTATCAGCTCCCAAAATCACTTATAAACTATTTATAAAAACAACATGTCTTATTTGACCCAGAACGGCATCAAATAACATGCAAATGTCTATAAATGACAAAAGCCGATGCAAATTGCATCAGCTCTACGTCGTCTTAAATTGCTTATTTTCAGTCTTTTACAACTCTGTCGGGGTAGCGGGATTCGAACCCACGACCCCCTGCTCCCAAAGCAGGTGCGCTAACCGGACTGCGCTACACCCCGAGTGTTTGTTTTTTTTAGCGAGTGCAAAGGTATAACAATTTTCTTAATACCAAAAGATTTCTGTGTTTTTTATTGCTTGTAAAATCATATTTTTAGGTAAAAATCACGTGTTAGAAGGTTATATTCGTT